TGGATAGCAGCATTAACCTGAGTAGTTGTCAATGCACCGTTTGCAGTTGCAGTGAAGAAGTCCAACTTTGGACCCTGTGGCTGAACTGTTAATGCTGAAGATACTGCGTTAACGCCTGTGTTTGTGTAGTCTGGCTGATCTAACCATAGTACTGGTTTTAGGTCACCATTGACTCTTGTAAATTGTGCCATTTTAAAATCTCCTAATGTTGTGAGACCTACTGTCTCATACTATTATTTATGCCACAGGAGAAAAAATGCTGGTTTGGCTAGCGTTGGCCAGCAAGATTTTGGGCTGAGAATCCCATGCGATCTACGAATTTAAGCCCTTGACTGACGAAACCTTCTTGGCTCTGCTTACCCGACTGTAGATAGCCCTTGACAGGACTTTGTTCTGCGGCTGCGGCCAGTTGTTCTACTACACTCTGTTTCAATGCATAAACAGCAGCCCATATAGTGAATAAGCCCACTATACCTGCTTTATTTGCATTTAGATGGTCAGTTAGTTTCTTTTTCATAGCAGGAGTCATTGGTCTACTCTCAAAGTAGTCCATGAACTTTTCGCTCATGTTACTGACATCTCCTGCTACTATTTGCTTATTGATGAATGTAGTGAATAGTTGATTGAAAGTATTTCTTGCTTGCGGGGCGGTAGTTAATAACTTTTCTGCTGCTGGACCATTCTTTGATATAGCAGACTTTACATTGCTCACTAATGTCTTATCTAAAGTTACTTTAGGAGTCGTAGGCATCGCGCTAGGAACTATAGCAACATCGCTATTATTCTTTAGTTGCCCTATAGTGCCGTTCAAAGGAGTAGCATCATCTGTAGTTGCGGCATCTGGGCTCAAGTATTGATGTACTGCGATACCTGCTTTCTTGCCTGCTAATAATTTACCTATATCGCTATCAGCGTCTACAGTATATGCTATACCGTTAGGATTCGCCCTGAATTTAAACAAGCCTTTTTCATCTTTAAGCGTACTGCCGAAGAGCATGTCGCCCCAGTAGTAGCCCTTAGTTCCTTCACTTGCCTTTTGTAGACCGGACCAAATGTTTGTAATGATATTATTAAGTTCACCACGGTCAACCCCCCTCGCCTTATCGTAATTTATGAAATCTTGCGGGCTATAAATCTTTCTACCACTGCCATCAGATTTGTTGAACATATGCTTATCCATGATGCTGAACTTCCCATCAGGACCATGGCCAAATATCAATGCAGGATAGCCGTCCCACTTGATAGTGATTGTTTTAGGATTCTTAGCAGTATCTACTATAGCCTGTAATGCGCGATTAGCACCATTCGTACCATCCAATACGATCAAATCTTCGGGATGGTCTAGATGCCCCTTCGCTTCTGCTAATACTTCAGCATCCAGCCGTCTAAAGGATTCTTTGATATGCTGGAAGAACTCGGCTTCGCTATCAAACTTCATATTAATCTTTATCTTTAGTTTTGCCCATGTCTGACTGAGCAAATGCGATCATAGCGATATTCTGTAGATCCTTTGCAATACCACCTGACTGATAACTCTTGCCCATATTGTCAAGAATCTTTTGTATCTGCGGCATAGCAACATCTAGATTAATACCTTTCAAGAAATTAGTCATGAATGTATCTTTGAACCACTGCCCTAGTCCTGGCTTACCTGATGCTGCGGGCGCTGCCGGTGCAGTTGGTGGTGCAGCAGGTGAATCTGCCGGCGCTGCCTGTTGAGCAGGGGCAGCTGCGCCTGCTGCTGGTTGTGCTGCTGGTTTTTTACCAAAGAAACCTTTTACTTTATCAAGTATACCTTCATTTGTGCTGCTTTCTAATAATGTTCTAAACTTTGTTATCACTAGTTTAGGATCATGACCTGATTCACGAACCTGCTTTCTGAATTGTGCTTCATTAACAAGTCTTACTAGAATCTCAAACATTCTTGCTTCTTGTATTGACTTATTCTTTACGCCCTTAGCATGTTGTGCCATGAACTGCTGATGTAAATTCTTGACATCATATCCTGCATTATTTGCTTTTAGAATTCTTTCGCCTACTCTCAATAGGTAATCTTTATTTAAACTTACTTTACCCAAATCAGCCGTGATTTCTTTTGCCATCTTGCTTTCAGGAGGAAGAGGTTTAGTTCCTGCAGGTTGTAACTTTCTCATAGCACTGACGATCTTATCGACATTCATATCGATTGCTGGTTTTGCTACACCTTGTTTTTGACCCGTAGCGATAGCCTGATCTCCCGGGGCTTGTCCCTTCTTCATTGAGGACTGAGCACCTGCTGCTGAACCAGGGGCTGCTTGACCTGCGGCTGCTTGTGGATCTGCTTGTGTATCTGCTGCGGGTTGTTGCGCTGCTCCAGTGGCATTCAAATCAACGATGCCCTGCTCTACGGCGGTCTTGATGCTATTGAGGCCTCTAGTGACGAATTTCTTGACAAATATGTCCTGAGTCAATTGATCTTCTCGACTTAAGCCGGACTTTTTAGCGCCTGATATTGCACCTGCAACACCTGCCGTATCCGGAGCGTCTCCTTTGAATTCGCTACCACGGCCTAGCAAGTTTTGAAACATATTTAATTCATCAATTCTCATGGTTCTTCCTCAATGTTCTGGAAAAACGATGAGTATCTTTTGATTTGATAGCACCCAATAACTTTCTCTCTAATATTTCAGCCTTTTCAGGGCTATAATTGCGGTTGATCAATTCGATGAGGTTAATGGCGCTGGTTATGACATTATGGGCTCTGCTTTCAATAACATGCCCCATGTCACGGTTGCTGCCTATAGCCTCTAGTTCTTCTAAAAGGGTTTTAGTACGCTTTTCCATATAGATATTTATCTGGAAACGGCTCTTTTATTTCTTTAGTGAAGCCAGCAAATTCTTCAATTTTGCGCTCTGTACATCTGCTACAACCTTGTTTTGCTCGGGTTCTACAGTCTGTTCTATTGCTTGATTTACTGCCCCAACTTGACTAGTCACTTTGACCTGGTTTAATAACTGATTTCCTGTAGGTTGTGGCTTATAATTGGTATCTTCGCCCTCATCTGTGATACGCAATGTATCGACATCGAACTTAAGTTCGATCTTTTGACCTACACCCGAACTGCTGCGTGTCTTCATCAATTGGATCTGATACAAGCCCCGCTCACGCATACTACGGCTAGTAAAAATACCAAAAACATTATCCGCAGTGTTAATCTTACTAATACCACCTGAGATATGGCTGTGATCAAACTCAATTTCTTCAACGGCTGATCTGTTAAGTTGTGATGCTGTGACGAATAAGACATTTAATTCCTTTGCTAAATTTCTTAACTCTTCGGATACATATTTATCCTTGACGAACAAATCGCTAGGGCTCACCTTAGCACTTACTGGCATGATCAAATCAAGATAATCGATGCACAAGAAATCTACCTTCATTCCTGTCTGTATCTGTAGTTCTTTGACATATGCTCTAAGATCGTTAACATTGCTCTGCGCAGGCATATACTTGATACGCAACTGACCAGCCTTCTTTTGCAACATCTTGACTTTCATCTCGACATTATCGATATCTTTAAAAATCTCACGGCTGCTTGTGTCAGTCATCATACTATCGATACGCATACTACATAGACCTTCACTCAATTCAAGTGTGATGTAGACACCGCTAAGTCCATTCTGTACCCAGTTCACAGCAAGATTCTGCATGATCAAACTCTTACCTGAACCCGATCCTCCTGCAAAGATTTGTAGTTCGCCGCGATTGAAGCCACCATATAGTTTCTGATCAAGTGTTGGCCAGCCTGTGCTGTTCTGACCATTATTGGTCTTCAATGCCATCAATCGCGCCCTAGGGTCAGCAAAGTAATCTGTACCCATATCCTTCTGTAGACTAATCTGAACTGCATCTTTGATTAGTTTCTCTACAGGTCCATATTCGCCCTTCTCAAGTAAGTCTGCACTTTTGAGAATAGCCCTCTCAAGTTCTTGTCGCTTAGTGAATTGCTCAAATTCTTCTAAGAACCAATTATAATGTCCTTCATCAAGGTCATCGATTCTTTCTATGGTCTGATCAGTCGTAGCCTTGATCTGAATGGGATCAGGCATGACATTATACTTCTTAGTATGATCCATGATGAATTCTGCTACTGGTCGCAATCTACGATCAAAGTTAGCAGGATTCATGATGTTCATGACGCGGGTATATAGTTCCGCGTTCGTTACCATCATGTCTAAAAATAATTTTTGTACATCAATGTTGTAGTCGTTTATCAAGTTGTTTCCTCTTTATTTCTGTCTTGATCTTGCTATTCGTCGCCGACTGCAAGATACTTAGTAATGTAGGTAGTTTGCCATATTTTATCACAGCATCATTAACATCTTTTATGCCCTCTTCCCAATCAGGCATACTCACATAGAATCCTAGATCCAATGCGCGATTGATCACATCCATACCACTCTTGTCTTGGTCGGGTACTACGATGATCTTTCTGTTTAGATTCCTCAATATATCTGCTTGCTCATCATTGATAGCATTAGTAGTCAATGCGCAACCATTGATGCTTAATGCATCGAATATACCCTCGACTACTACACATACTTGCCAATCTGGCTGCTGTAAGTCTACCCCAAATAGATATCCACTCTGCTGTTCGCTGATGAATTTGGGTTTACGGTCATCAAGATATCTGCTAGTATGTCCTACTATTTTATTTTCATATGTGAAGGGAATGATGACTCTATTCGCTTGCCTTCCTTCGTCATCGGGAGTACACATGAATGGATAATCTTTTACAGATAGTTTTCTTTTTCTTAGATAATTTACAAATACTTCATGATCAGGATTGTTGCTGTCAACTAGTTCTGCTTCAGGCAGAATCATTTCTTTGAACTTTACCTTTTTCTTTTCTTTTTTGATTTTTGTGAAATCTAACAAATCTTTATGTTGCAGGCTCTCAAAACTATATCTGTCTATCTGTTCTTTATCCATACCTAGATAAGACAATAGTTGCCTTGTATTTTTTGTTATCGACTTACCTAATGTGAACCCGCTCTTAAAGCCACAGTTAAAACAGTGATAACTCCAGTTGTCAGCGTTGGCAAACTTAATACCACCTCTGCCGCGCTTGTCTACCGTATGTCCACGATTATGGCAGCAGACAGCATTGAAACTATGCCACCCGCTTTGCGTGAGTTTTTTCTTGCCCGGAATTAACTGTAGAATGTCGAACACTCTGTAATTATAACATAGTGTTGCGCAAAAACAAATACTAATGGCAACTTATCTTGCCAAAATATTACTGACTATTCCAGTGTTGCTAGTGAACGCCATGCGTATGAATGGGTGAAATCCCTTTACTGTAAAGCCTACCGTATCTGTCGTTTCAAGATATTCTTCGCTAGTTATGGGATACCAGTCTGTCAATGTGCTAGTGAAAGTACCTTCTATTGCGACTTCCCCATTATACTCATGTAGATGAGCCTGTAATGTCAATATTGGATTATCGTTAGTATTGATGACTGAACTATAATAAGTGTTAGCGTTCGGCAACACATTGTCGATACTATTATTGATATCCAAGTTGGGGAAAGGTTGTCCTGTAGGGATAGTCACAGTCTCGCTAGGAACGAAACTTGGTA